CAGCCACAACCCGTCCCCGACGCCCTCAAGGGCCTCAAGCACGTCCGGCGGTTCCGCGCGGCGACGGTGGACGGCAAGCGGACCCTGACCATCAAGGGCCGGTCGACCTGGGACGCCGCCCACGTCCGCGAGCTGCGCGGCAAGATCGCCCGCCACCTGGCGAAGATGGACGCCGCCGGCGAGACCGGCGCCCGGGCCGACCGGAAACGCACACGCCTGTCCGACGTCGACGCGGAGCTGGAGACGGTGCTGAGCTACCTGGAGGCGGGGCGCGGAGGGCCGCTCTGATGCCCCTCGCCCCGGTCACCGTGCAGGTCGACAAGCGGCAGCTCGCCGCCGTGGGGCGGATGCTCCGCGGCGTCCGAAACGGCCTGCCGCGGGCGGTCACACGCGGGCTGAACAAGGTCGGCCGGCGCGCGCGGACCAAGGTGGTCCGGGCCCTGGCCCGGGCCACGGGGATCAAGCAGAAGAACATCCGGCGGTACAACCTCAAGCTCCGCCTGGCCAGCTACCGCCGGTGGCTCGTGCTCCTGGCCGTCTTCGGCAAGCGGATCCCCGTCATCGCCCTGAAGGCCCGGCAGAGACGCCGGGGCGTCAGCTACCGCTTCCAGCGGAAGCGGACCACGATCGCCGGGGCCTTCATCGCCCGCATGCCGCCGTCGAAGCGGACCGGCCGCCGGCACCGGGGCGTCTACGTCCGCCGGGGGCGGGCCCGCGTGCCCCTGGCCGAGCAGTTCGAGGAATCCGTCCCCGCGGTGATGGAACAGACCCCCGAGCTGGCCCGGGCGACCCTGGAGGCCGAGCTGGCCGGCAAGGCCGAGACGGAGATCGCCCGGCAGGCGCGGCTGATCCTGGAGAGGGAGGCATTGAGGCGATGACCGCCGCAAGAAACAACGTGCGACACAGAGGGACAGAGATTCTGAGGCCCAGGAACACGGGCCCTCCGTTGCTCCGCGACTCCGTGTCGGCTGTTTCTGTTGCCCTGGAGCTCAGGAGCTGAGATGGCCTACACGATCAGGGAACAGATCGTCCAGAAGGTCGTCACGGCCGTGGAAGGCGCCGAGGGCGTCAGCGAGGTCCTCCGGCCCAAGACGATCGGCATCGACGCCGTCCCCGGCCACCTGGGCGTGATCCTCATGGTGGGCTCCGACGTGGAGCACGCCGAGCACTCGCGCATGGGCAACCCGCCGCTGGTCGGCCGGCGGATGGACGTGGAGATGGACGTCGTCCTGCGGATCTCCGACGACGACGAGACGCCCTTCGACCAGGCCGCCGACGCGATCGCGGCGGACATCGCGAAGGCCTGCATGGCCGACCCGCAATGGGCCGGGCTGGCCCTGGACAGCCGGATGCTCGAGCCGGCGCCCGTCGCCGACGCCGAGGAGCGGTACGAGGGCGTCACGGTGACGTGCCAGATCGACTACCGGCACCTCGAGAACGACCCCTACAGCCAGGGCTGAGGAGAGCGACATGGGCATCGACATCAGCAGCCAGGGCAAGGTGGCCCTGAGAAAAGACACGAGCCTGTATGAGTCCGGGAAGGCCTCCGGCGACTCCCACCTCGACGAGCTGCTGGAGGACCTGCAGGGCCAGCTCGACGAGGGGGCCAAGACGTCGCGGTCGCTGTGGGAGCACCACCTGGACCTCATGGCCGCGGCCCGCAACGCCGACGGGACCGTGCTGGACGCGACGGGGGCGGCGGGGAACTTCAAGATCACCGCCGGCGGCTGGGGGACGGGCACGCTCATCCTCGAGGGCGAGGACGCCCAGAACAACACCAAGACCGACACGCTGTGCGCGGTCTTCCAGCTCCCGGTGACCTACGAGGACGACGAGGACCTCCAGGTCATCGTCAACGGCCGCTACGACGACACGGGCGGGGGGAGCGTCCCCACCGCCACGGTGGACGTGGAGGTCTACAAGCTCGACGACGAGGGCGCCGTGGGGGCCGACCTGTGCGCGACGGCCGCCCAGAACCTCGCCAACACGTTCGCCGACAAGACGTTCACGGTCACCGACGCCGGCCTGGCCGCCGGGGACCGGCTCATGGTCCTGGTGCGAACGGCGATCACCGAGGCCGGGAACACCGGGACGCTCACCGCCGAGATCGGCAGCATCCGGGCGGCCGCCGACATCAAGGCTTAACCACAGAGGTCACAGAGAGACAGAGGAACAGAGATACAGCCCATCGCGGCGAAGCCCGCAGGGCGACGCCGGAAGAAACAGAGGTGAGCCATGCCACTGCTGGGACGCAAGAAGGTCCTCCAGGTCCTGGAGGAGGGCACGAAGGGCTCGGCCGAGGCCGCGCCGAACCTGCCGATCCCCGCCTACGACCTGGAGATCAACCCCGACGACACGTTCATCCAGCGGCAGTTCAACCGGGCGACCCTCGGCCACGCCGCCGGCGTCGTGGGGGCGCGCACGGGCCGGCTGACGGGGCGGGCGGAACTGATCAGCGACGGCACGGACGCCCTGGACGACGGGATCGAGGACCTGCTGCTGGCCTGCGGATGGAAGCTCTCCGGCGGGGTGCTGTCGCCGGAGTCCACCGTGGCCAGTCAGAAGACCCTCACGGCCTACCTGAACGCCGAGGGCGTCAAGAAACAGCTCTACGGGGCCATGGGCAACGCCGTCATCGAGGGCGAGGTCGGCGGGATCGTCACCGTCAGCTTCGAGCTGTCCGGCGTGTGGACCGCGCCGACCGACGTGGCCCTGCCCACGCCGAGCTACCCGGCCCGGACGCCGCTGCGGGCGGCGGCGGCGACGTTCACGCTGCACGGCTACGCCATGAAGATCTCCCGCTTCCGGCTGAGCCTGAACACCACCGTCAGCCCCCGCCAGGACATCACCAAGACCGCCGGCGTGGATTACTTCGCGATCGTCGAGCGGGACCCGACCTTCGAGTGCGACCCCGAGGCCGAGCTGGTGGCCACGCATGATTTCATGGGGCTGTGGCTGGCCGGGACGGAGGCCGCCCTGGCCCTGACGCTGACCGACGGCGACGTGGACGTGGCGATCGCGGCGCCCAAGGTCCAGTACCGCCAGGTCGCCCAGTCGGAGCGGGAGCAGTTCCAGACCTACGACCTGACCGGGCAGATGAACAGCTCCGCCGCCGCCGGCGACGACGAGGCCACGATTACGCCGGGTGCGGCCTAGGGCGCGAGGGACAGAGAAGAAGAAACGCATGCGTCACAGAGACGCAGAGCCGCTGAGGTTGAGAAGAAAAAGAAGCCCTCTGAGTCTCTGGGCCTCTGTGTAGGAGCTGCCTATGCCTCTGACACTCAAGCCGAAGATCGAGCAGATCCGGACGGCCCTCCTCGCCCGCCGCGGCGGCCTGGACGGGGCCAGCGACGCCCAGCTCCGGCGGATCTGGGGCGCCCTGGACCCGGCCGACCGGGCCCGCTACCTGGAGCAAGAGCCGACCTGCCTGTCGGCAGGCAGGACACAGAGGACCGGGGCTTCGGAGAGAAAAGCAAAAGGCTGAGTCTGCTCTTCCTCTGATTCTCTGCGCCTCTGTGTCGAACAAGGAGTCCACTGTGAATACGAAACTGGCGACGAGACCCGACGACGGGTCGGCCTACCCGTGCGTGCTCATGGCCGACCAGGCCACGCCCCGGCACGCCCGGCCGGTGTGGTTCGTCCGGGCGCTGAGCGAGGCCGAGGTGGCCGAGTACCGCCGCGCCGGCGACGACGCGGTCAAGGACCGACCCGGCGCCAACCGGCGGTGCTTCGCGGCCCTGCGGACGGTCCTGGTCGGCTGGGACAACGTCCGCTGGCCGGGCAGCGCCTCCGGCCGCGGCCGGACATCCGAGCCGACGTTCCCGGACGACCGCGACCGGCTGGAGGAGCTGCTGACCGTCGCGGAGGCCTGGGAGCTGTACTTCGCCGGCCTGGCCCGGCAGGAGCTGAGCGGAGAAGACCTGGGAAACTCCGATACGCCGTCGAGCACGCCTGGGGGCGGGTCTGCCGGCGGCGATGCGGCCGATGCACCGACCCGCCCCGGCCCCGCTTCGAGCACCTGATCGAATGCCCCGTCTGCGACGGGCTGGACCCGGACTGCCGGACCTGCGGCGGCGACGGCCGGCTGGAGTACGCCGCTTGCCCCCTGGAGGCGGTGCCGAAGGCCCTGGAGGTCGTGGCGGCGGCCCACTGGCTGGAGGCGGGCGTGCCGCCCGTCGCCGGCGGACAGGCCGACCAGGCCGGCATCTTCCTGGCGGCCGCCAGGTTCGTGAAGGCCGAGAACCACCGGATGGAGGAGGCGGAGATGGAGCGGATCCGCCGGCGACGGTGAGAGGCGACTGACGCATGGCCAGGCGCGACGTGGACATCGTGATCCGGGCACGGGACCGCACGCGGGGCGTCTTCGCGCGGGTGGCGAAGCGGGTCCGCCAGTTTGCTGCGATCGGCTACGCCGCGGCGGCCTACGCCGTCGGCCGCGCTATTCAGGCCTCCGTGGCCGAGTCCATGCGCTTCGAGCAGCAACTGGCCATGGTCAACACCATGCTCGGCAAGCAGACGGCGCATTACCTTCCGCAGTACCGCCAGGCTTTGGACAAGCTGAGCATGGACCTGGGCGAATCGACCGAGACCCTCAGCAAGGGGCTCTACGACGTCCTCAGCGCCGGCGTCCCGGCCGCCGAGGCGGTCAAGGTGCTCGGCGTCGCCGGCAAGGCCGCCATCGGCGGATTGTCCGACACGGCCACGGCCGTGAACGCCCTGACCAACCTGTTGAACACGTTCCAGCTTGAAGGCGCCGAGGCCGCCCACGTCAGCGACCTGCTGTTCGCCACGGTAAAAAGCGGCAAGATCACCTTCGAGCAACTGGCCACCAACATCGGCAAGGTCGCGCCCATGGCCAAGGCCGCCGGGATGGACATGCGGACGATGATGGCCGCGATCGCGACGCTCACCCGCCAGGGCCTCTCCGCCGAGGAGGCCATGACCCAGCTTCGGGCCATCATGCAGGCCATGCCGGAGGACGCCGGCGACCTGCTGACGGTCGTGCAACGCTTCCGCGGGAAGGACCTGGCGGAGATCCTCGGCGTGGTCCCCGAGAGCCGCGCCGCCCGCGGGCTGTCCGCCCTCAGCGGCGACATCGAGGGGCTGATGAAGGACCTCAAGACGATGGCGGCCGCCGGCGGCGCGGCCGAGGAGGCCTTCGAGAAGATGTCCGCAACGGGCCAGCGGAAGGTCGCCCAGTTCCAGCAGGCGATCAACAGCCTGCAGCGGTCCGTCGGAGACCAGCTCGCCCCCGCCTTCGGCGAGCTGGCCGTCGGCATCAGGGAGGACATCATCCCGGCCGTCAAGGACTTGGCCAAGGTCCTCAATGAGGACCTCACCCCGGCGATACGTCCGTTAACCAAGGCCGTCGGCTGGCTGGGCAAAATCGCATCGTACCGGTCTGAGCACACCTGGTTGCGAATGCTGACGTTCAATCCCGCATCGACGGACCTGCCGTGGGTCTACGGGAAGTTGTGGGGGATGGGCAAGGACATCTGGCATGAGATGTTCGGCGGCAGCGCGGCCGCCGCGGGAGGCCTACCGCCCGTGCCGGCGGCCGTTTATGGCTGGAGTAAGCCCGCCTTGGCGCCCGAGGGCCGGGCGGGAATTGGCATGGGCGGGGCGGCGCGCGGCACGCCCGCCCTGGAGAGCCGGTTCCTGACGCTGACGCGGCCGGAGACGGAGGAGCAACGCTTCCAGCGCGGCCTGCGGGAATTGAAAGCGGTCCTGGAGGAGATCCTCGGCACCGGAAAGGAGACGGCCAAGGCGACCCAGGCGACCGCCGAGAACACCAAGGACGCCGCGGCGGCCCCGGCGGAGTTCGGCTAATGGCCATCATCAGCATCAAGGAAGGCTGGCGCGACGTGCAGGCCGGGGGCGAGACCAACGCCCGCACGGCCGTGAGGGTCTTCTCCATCGTGACCGACGCGGCCAGCCGGGGGGTGTTCACCTGGCCGCAGACCGTCGGGGCACAGACCATCCCCGTGGCCGGCAGCGAACACCCCGACGACGAGGCCCTGATCAGCCGCGAGCCGCAGGTGACCCTCGTCAGCCCGTCGTTCTTTCTGGTCGCGGTCCCCTACAGCACTGAGCCGTACTACGCCAATCCCCTCGACGTGCCGTGGGACTTCGAGTGGGACGTGGCGATCACCACCGAACCGATCGACATCGACCCCGACGGCCACGCGCTGGCCAACAGCATCGGCGAGCCCTTCGACCCGCCGCTGAGCGAGGAGTTCCGCGACGCGGTCCTGCGGATCACCCGCAACCAGGCCACCTGGGACCCCGACACCGCCCTGGCCTACGAGGGCACCGTTAGCGCGGGGGAGTTCTGGGGGGCGCCGATGGGACGCGCCCGCATGGCCAACATCAGGCCGGTGTACGTCCGCGGCACGGTGGACTACTGGCGGGTGACCTACGAAATCCACTTCCGCTGGAAGGGGCCCGTCGGGGTCGGATACGTCCTCAACGACCAGGACGCGTGGGAGCAGGTCGACGCCGGCGACGAGCACGCCTGGTACCGCCGGCTGCTGAATCAGGGCCGCAAGTACAAGGCGGGCGACGGAAAGACCTACGACACGCAGAACGGGGAGCTGATCGCGCTCAACATCGACGGCAGCAAGTGGGAGGAGGGCAGCGCCAAGACCTGGCTGCTGTACAAGCGCTACCCGTTCGTGGACTGGGGCGCGCTGCTGCTGGATTACGAGACGGTCATCGAGAACTGGGGCTGAGATGGGCGACCGCTTCTATCTGACGGCCAAGTCGCTGCGGCGACTGGCCGGCGTGGTCCGCTGGGTCGAGCGGCGGATGGCCCGCCGCGACCTGCGGCGCGGGCCTTCCGGCTACCGGGGCCCGCCGTACAAGAAACACTGGTACCGGATCGCCACCAACGACGGCGACGGGGCCTACACGGTCGTGATGCAGCAGTGGTCCGACGAGACCGCCGCCCTGGCCGACCTGGCCGAGACCAGCCACCACCGCTACGGCAGCCTCGCCGCCCGCGACCTCCGCGGGGCCGCCGACGGGCTGATCAGCCAGATCGTGCCGGGATGGGAGGTCTGGACGGGCGCGCAGTGGCAACGGCTGATCGACGTGCGGTCGGCGACGCCTCCCGTCCGCTGGGCGAAGGCCTCGGCCGACTGGACCAGCGCCGCCGGCAACGGCTCCTACGTCGCCTGCCATCCCTGCGACGACAGGGACGGCACCAACGAGGACACCGACACGAGCTTCGACGTCTACCTGCCCCGGACGGCCGGCCGCGACCCCAACGTCCGCGACGACGAGGTCATCGGCTACGCCGTGGACCCCAACGGCGCGCGGGTCTGCGTGACCGATTACCTCGACGACAAGATCGGGACGATCAAGTGGTGGAGCGGGGCCGTCGGGAACATCCCCCCCGGCTGGGCGCTCTGCGACGGGGCCAGCGGGACGGTGGACCTGTCCGGGCGGTTCATCATGTGCCTGGACGCCGACGGTGAGGCCGACGAGAACGAGATCGGCGACGCCGGCGGCTTCCGCACGCACGGGGCGACGGAGAACAACCACGACGACCACGCGGCGCATACGCTGAATGATCACAACATCGGAGCGGACCTCAACACCCACACTATCAATGACCATACGAAGGCCCAGGTGGCCCAGGCGATTGCGGACCATCCGGCCCACAGCCACTCCATCGACTTCACCAAGTCCTCCCACGGCTGGACGGATGCGGGGACGGACTTCTACGCCCACGACGACGGGTTGACCATCAACGACCCCGATGCGGACCAGGAGACGACTGAAGAAGATGCAATGACGCACGCCGCCAGTGCCGGCAGCGATCTTAGCCACAGTGGCAGCCTGGGTCATAGCGGCACGGCTTCACACAGCGGCGACTTGTCCCATGCTGCCCACACCGACACGGACAACCGGCCGCCCTACTACGTCCTGGCGGCCATCCAACGGATCAATTGACGTTATTGAACCGGGCTCGCGGCATCCCACGTGCCGCGGAACGCAGATGAACCCGATGCCGCGGTGATTTCATATAGGTTGACCTTTATAGTGCCCGGCTTAACGTCTTTCATGCATAACTTCTCATTGATGAGCTTATTCACTTGTTTCTGAACACGACGGGCCAGTTCCCTCTTGTGCCGCGTCGGCGGGTGCTCCGCCTGCAGGGTGGAGCCGCTTTCGGTCTGGATGGCAACGTCCACGACCATCCCGGTCCTACTTGGCTTGGCGATGAAGCGGACCAAGTACGCAAAACCCAGGAAGCCCTTCTTCTTGTCATTGACGGACTGCTCCAGGCAGCGCCATTCCAACTCCGTCTTGCCGCACGGGGCATTCAGCTTCTCCCGCTCCGACTCGTGCAGCCACGGAAACTTGACCTTCGGGGCCGCCTGGCCGGCGGCGAAGCCGGCGGCGACCGCCAGGACCAGGATCAAAATGACGCGTCTCATGGCATTCTCCTTCTTCAAAGGTATCGTCGGAACCGCTTCCTCAAGATCTTCTCCATGGTCCGGCGGAGGCCCGGATCGGCCCGCAGGAAATCCCTGGAGCGCTCAAATTCCTCGACGACATCGGCCAGTTGCCCGCGGAGCTGTGGGTTGCCGTTGACGATCTCCACGGCGAGGGCCTCCACCTGATCCGAAAGCCCCAGTTCCGCGGCTGACTGCCCCGTCATCGCCAGCCACAGCCCGAAGATGTAGTGCCTGATGTGCTCGAAACTGGCGATCAGCTCGATGCCCTGGGCCTTGGTCGCCCCGGGCGGCAGGGGCAGCCCCAGATCGGCCGCGTAGGCCAACTGCCGCTCGGTCGCCGGCTCCGCCGCCGACGGCGGGAGAGGCGGCGGAGGCCGACCGGCTTGTGGGGCCGGCGGAGGCGGGGGAGCGGCTGCGGCGGCCAGGGCCTTCAGGGGCTCATCCTCATCCTCCGCGCGCACGGGTTTGAGAGCGGGGATGGCTACGGACCCCCGGCAGTACGGGCATCGCCCTCGGCGCCCGGCCGACCCGTCCGGGGCCCGGACCTCCCTGCCGCAGGCGGGGCATGGAAACTGGATCATCGTAGATCCCCTGACTTCGTCCCGGCCGGGACAGCCTATCCCGATCCTGTCCCGACGGTAGGCCCTCAGGCCTGATTTCCCAGGCGTCGAGCCCAGCGCAGCAGCGCGAGGCGGACGTCCTCCCTGTCGACTCCGACCGGGGCCACGACCCACGCGATGGCCTCTGGCGGCGGCGGGGATTCGAAGTACGTCTCGTTCGAGACCCAGCGCAGCTTGGCCGACAGGGGCGGTTCCCAGTCGGGCGCGATGGGAAAGGAGCCGGCCTCGGGCAACTGCAGGTACTCCTTCCTGGTGATGTCCTGGAAGTAATGGATGGGCATCCGGGGGCCCCTTATCAGCAGTCTACCGATTCAACGTGCCCGCCCGACCCGTGGCTGCTGATCCTTTATTGTCTTCTCAAAACCGCCTGTCAAGGGCAATCCGGCCGCTTTTCTCGCGGGGGCCGGCATCAGCCGACCTCCAGGGCGATCCGGCGGGCCAGGGCCCGGTCCCGCTCGGCGTAGATCTCCGCCGCCGACAGGCTGGCGTGGCCCATCGCCACGCGGGCGGCCTCCGCGCCGTACCGCCGGCGGACGGCCGTGCCGAAGGTGTGGCGGAGCTGGTGGGGATGCCAGGGGGCGATCCCCGCCCGCCGGCAGCCGCGGGTGATGGCCCGCCGGTAGGAGTCCACCGTGTAGCGGTCGCCCGCGACCCGCCGCTTCCGCCGCCGGCGGCGCTTGTGGTTGCCGACGCCGCCGCGGGCGACCCGCTCGGCGATCAGCTCGGCGCGGTAGGCCCGCATGGACTCGGCCGGGCTGAACAGGTAGCGGTCCAGCTCGGCGGCCAGGAACGGCCGGAGGACCTCCTGGGCCTTCGGCCCCAGGTCGATCGTCCGCCCGTCGTCATCCTCCCGCCAGTCGTTCTTGTGGTCGGTCGGCGTGTACAGCCAGACCTCCCCGCCGGTGTCGACGTCCGCCCGCCGCATGATGACGGCCTCGCCGGGGCGCATGCCGGTGAGGGCCTGGAGGCGGACCATCGCCCAGACCGCCGGCTGCACGAAGGGCCGGACGGCCTCGATCGCTCCGGCGGGAACCGGGCGGACCTTGTGCCCTTCCGGGCACGGCGACCGGCCCTTGCGGAGGCCGGCGACGGTCTGCAGGGCCTGGTGCAGCTCGACGGGGATGAGCTCCTCGGAGACGCCCCAGCCGAAGACCGCGCGGATCCGGCTGACGTACCCGTTGACCGTCCGGCGGACGTAGCCGCGGGCGATGAGCCGGTCGCGGACGATCTTCAGGGCCACGGGCCCGAAGTCGGCCAGGTCGGTGTGCCCGTACAGGTGGACCAGGGGCCGGCAGGCGGCGCGGAAGTTCCGCAGCTCGCCCCGACTGAGGACCTCCTGGTGGGCGGTGTAGTGGCGGGCGACCAGCTCGGCGACCTTCAGGTTGTCGGGTGTCCTGGCCGGCAGCCGCTTTTTTCCCGCCCGCTCCCACTCGGCCAGGATCCGCTGGTACTCCCGGAGGCTCTGGGGCGTCCCGTACTCGCCCAGGTAGAAGTCGTGGCGGCAGAGGGTGACCACGGCCTGGCCCGAGGCCCGGTGCAGGCGGTAGGCGGGGAGCTTGGGGGGATCGGACCTGGTGGACCTGCGGCGTTTTCGCGGCATATCGGACTCCTTTCGGTACGACTACCGCCGATTTGCCGCTCCGGTCGCCTGCCGTCAGGCGACCGGGATCGTCCGCAAGCCCCGGACTCGGCTGCACTTCACGTCACTGGAGATGGCGGGACTCGAACCCGCGACCTGCTGATTGCGAAC